AATCTCAACAGCTTTGGAATGGCTGAGTGTGGCGGCTAAAACAGCACAGAGTGTAGCAACAACTATCCTGACAATAGCTAAAATAGCTTTAACATTTGCCCTTCATGGATATTCTGCGGCACAAACTGAGGCGAATGCGGCCGCTTGGGCTTTTCCTGGAACTTGGATTGCTGCAATCATAGTCGGCCTTATAGTTTTAATACTGTGGGCGGCAGTAGCCATAACTCAATGGGCAACAGGAACTCAAAGTGCATTAGAAACAGTAGGTGGAATGTTTTATTGGTTTGCTGCTTTAGTTAGCAACATTTTTATAATCCTATGGGATATAATAGTGATTTTTGTATCAGTGGTTATACTCGCATTCATAGGACTGGGTACATTGATAGTAAACGTATTCATAGGAATATGGAATGCGGGAGTATGGCTTGTAAACGCACTTTTGCAAGGCTGGTACTGGATGGTTAACGGTGCGGCAATGGTATGGGCTTGGTTAAAAGTAACTATAAGCAATATCCTTAAAGGTATTTACAATTTCTTTGTTGGAGTTGCAAACGGCTTTATAGATGGATATAACGCTATAGGTAGAGCAGCGGTAACTGTTGAGAATGGATTCCACAACGCTTTTGCCAATGCGATAAATTCACTTGCAAGAATGGTTGAGAATTTCGTCAATGGATTTTTGCGGGGATTAAATGAAATCGGTAAAGTTGTGGATTCTGTTATCGGTACCCATTTCTCAAACGGTGGAGCTCTTCAAATAAGTCTTGGCAGAGTGGGTGGAGGAGGAGGTGCTTCATTTACCCCAGCTCAACACATTCAAGCTATGGCTTATGGGGATGCTAATGGAGTGAAAGTGGCACAAAAGCAGGCACCGAAATTTGGATATGCAGGTTATGCAGATGCTTCAGGTCTAATGGAAGGTGTCATGAATGGTGCCGGGAAGCTAACCTCTACCAAACTTACTGATTTAGGAGGAGCCTTTGATGATGGTAAAAACGCCACAAGGAAAGGCATTAAAGGGATAACTGATGGATTTAACAAGGGTAAAGATGAACTGATGAATATGGGGAAAAATTTATCTGGAGACAAAGGAGCAGGTGGCGATAAAGGAAAAGGTGGAAAAGGTGGTGGGAGTGGAAAAGACCCCAACAACAAAAAGACAGCAGATAACACAGGTAAAATAGCCGATAAAATGGATGACATGGATGAGGACATGAAGTACCTGAGGGATATTGCTGAAAGGGAATACGTAAACAAATTCACGACTGCAGAAATAAAAATAGACATGACAAATTACAACAATATTTCAGAGCAGGCAGACGCAGATGATTTCATTGACGCACTTGGTGAAAGGCTTGCGGAACATGTCTACACTGGAGCGGAAGGGGTGCATAGCGACTAATGAGAACACAGGGATATATTTTCTATATTGACAAGGTGCTTTTGCCTGTTGCACCTTCATCTGTCAATATTTCACATAAAAATATGAACAGCATTGTCAATCTGATAAATGACGCGGAGTTTAATATGTTAAAACAGGAAGGACTGCAAGAAATAAGTTTTAAATTTATGCTTCCTTCCCAGCGTTACCCATTTGCAAGATACTTAGGCGTTTACCAAAAACCAAGCTACTTTTTAAATAAGTTAAAGAACTTGAAGAAAAGAGCAAAGCCTTTTCAATTAATTATAATCAGAACCTACCCAAATTCGGCACAGGCTTATTTCAACACAAATCTGAAAGTGTCGCTTGAAGATTTTTCTGTTGAAGAAAATGCTGAGGAAGGTATGGATGTGTATGTGGAAATTAAACTGAAAGAGTTTATAGACCCACGGCCAAAACAATATGTGGCGAATGCAGACGGAACTGTGAGTACGCAGAACCAAAGATGGACAGATAAAGTGGAAAGCAGGATAAAGGAAATGAAATATGGCGACAAGATATGGCAGGTTATAAGGCGTGAAACTGGTGGACTTGACCAGCTTGAAACGGTTATAGAAATAAATGGGATTTCTTCCTTAACTGGATTTGTAACGGATAAATTAAGGTTGTGGTAGAGATGCTTGAGGATATAAAAAACAAAATAAAATCCTTTATGTCAAAGCCGAATGAAGAAAGCTATGATATGGAAAAGGATATTGAGCTGATAGTAGCAAGCCAAAGCACTAAAACCATAATCTCGCCAGTTGTTACAAACAGCATTGAATTATCTTTGGAGAGAAAAGCGACACCAGGGAAACTTACATTCAAAATGATTTTCGATGAAAAGGTTCAGGAAGGTGATCAGGTAAGTTTAAAGTATCGGGGACAAAATGTATTTTTAGGCTACGTATTTAATAGAAAACTTGGAAAGAATAATATTGTAACAGTTACAGCATATGATCAGCTGAGATATTTGAAAAGCAAAGCCTATTATGTTTTTAAAGGTAAAAAAGCAAGTGAAATCGTTCAGATGATAGCGGCGGACTTCAAACTTACACTTGGAGAAATAGAAGACACAAAACATGTATTCGAGAAAAGACGCGAGGACGGAACAACTTTGATTGACATGATTCAAGGGGCTTTGAGTGACACTTTGAGATTTACAAACAAGAGATATGTGATTTACGATGATTACGGGAAGTTGACTTTGAAGGAAACTGAAAGCCTTAAAATAAAAGATTTAATATTTGATAATACTTCCGGAAAAGATTTTGACTTTGAAAGCAGCATTGACAAGGAAACATACAATCAGGTAGTGCTTGACTATGTAAACGACAAGGAGAAAAAACTTGAGAAATATCAGGTATTTGATAGCGAAAACATTACTAAGTGGGGACTTTTACAGTATTTTGAGAAAGTAAATAGGAGCAACGCAACAGAAGCCGAAAGAAGAGAACGTGCGAATAAAATGCTTAAATATTACAATCAGAGAACAAAAACATTAAAACTGAAAGGGATATTTGGTGATGTAAGAATTCGTGGCGGATCTTCTTTTATTGTCTATATGGATATTGCCGAGTTCAATCTCGCAAATTATATGCTAGTTGACAAAGTTACACATAAATTTGGATTCAAGGAATACTTTATGGATTTAGACTTGGAAGGGAAAATAGGCAAGGAGGAAGGACACAATGGCGAAATTAGAACAAGCACTGACGCAAATGATAAGTAATGCAGTTGAGTACACTAAGCCTTCTGAAATCTATGCAGGAAAAGTTGAAAGTGTCAACCCGCTTACTGTAAGACTTGACATAAATGTACCCGTTATTGAAGAAGATGAGCTAATTTTGACACATCTTGTAAAAGATTATGAAGTAGACATTACTGTTGGGCATTCCACTGAAGAGACGGAAGTTGCTGAAGGTGCAATGACTGATATAAAAAAACATAAGCACGAGTACAAGGGGCGTAAGAAAATAACAGTTCATAACGGCTTAAAAATTGGAGAGGGCGTGCTTCTGATAAGACAGCAAGGCGGACAGAAATTTATTGTACTGGATAGAATTGATGACCCTCAGACAGAAGGTGAGTGGCTATGATACCAAAAATTGAAACGAGTGCAGATATAACGGTAAAGGAACAGCCTACAAAAACATACCGGATGGAACTCTATAAAGGCAATTATATTTTAGGATTTGTTGACAGTCAAAAGGCTATGGAACAGGCAATCTATAAAATAATACGAACAGAACGATACAAATACATTATTTATTCATGGAATTATGGAATTGAACTTGAAGACCTGTTTGGGATGCCTGTTGAGTACTGTGTTGTAGAAATTGAGCGTCGAATATCTGAAGCATTGTTACAGGATAACAGGATAACGGCAGTACATGGCTTTGAGTTTGATACCGAAAGTGAGAGAGGTACAGTGCTGATAAAAAAATTTATTGCTGAAACAATATTTGGGAAAATTCAAATTGATAACGGATTGGCGGTAACAATAATCTAAGGAAGGAGGGTAATATGTTTGAAGTTGTGACCTATGAAAAAATAATGGAAAGAATGCTTGCAAGGATTCCTAACAGCTTGGATAAGAGAGAAGGCTCTTTAATATGGGATGCCTTGGCACCAGCGGCAATGGAACTGGAAAGCATGTATTTTGTGCTTCAGGATTTTATAAAGGAAACATTTGGAGACACTGCAAGTAGAGAAAATTTAATACGTAGAGCTTCCGAACGTGGAATATCTCCATACAAGGCAAGCAAGGCAGTATTAAAAGGTATTTTCGATATTGAGATACCTTTAGGGGGCCGTTTCAGTTTGGAAGACTTGAATTACACTGCAGTAAAATTTATCCAGCACAATACCGCTACAAATCTTTACGAATACGAACTGGAGTGCGAAAGTTCAGGAAGGGTTGGGAATGCAAAAACTGGCAAGATAATTCCGATTGACTATATAAACAGTTTAGGACGTGCTGAAATTACAGAGCTTTTAATCCCAGCTCGGGATGAAGAAGAAACGGAGGCACTTAGAAAAAGATATTTCGACAGCTTTAACATGAAGGCTTATGGCGGAAATATTTCTGATTACAAGCTGAAAGTACACGAGATAGAAGGTGTCGGAGCTGTCAAGGTAACTCCAGTCTGGAACGGTGGTGGAACTGTCCTATTAACTATATTGGACAGCGACTTTAATCAGGCAAGCCAAACTTTGATTAAAAAGGTACAAGATATTATAGATCCGACAAAAGATGCACAAGGACTAGGTGTTGCTCCAATAGGACACATTGTAACAGTTCAGGGAACATCAAACGTTCCTGTGAATATAACAACGACTATTTCTTTTGAACCTAACTTCACGTGGGCACTTGTAAAATTGAAAGTTGAGGAAGTTATAAAAAATTATTTACTGGAACTCAGAAAAAATTGGGCATTGAAAAATGAAAAAGTAAGCAATAATCTAGTCGTAAGGGTATCAAGAATAGAAGCAAAAATTCTCGACATAAACGGTATTTTAGATATTCAGAACACTACAATAAATGGAAGTTCCAACAACCTGCAGTTGACTGAATTTCAGATTCCCGTGTGGGGAGGTATTACAGTATGACAATTTTAGAAAATGTTAACGTAAATCTTCTGTCGTACCTTCCTGGTTTTATCCAGGAATACAGGGAAATTAGACGGATAATGGAAAGCGAAGAACCCGAATTTAAGATATTGTGGAACCTGTTTAAAAAGGTATTTAACAATCAGTTTATCCAATACTGTGACGAAGATGGGATAAGCAAGTTTGAGGAAATGCTGGGACTGCACAGGTATGAGAACGATACGTTAGAAATCAGAATTTTTAGAGTCCTGACATACTGGAATGACCAAATACCTTACACGTGGCGTGTACTTGTAAACAGGATGAATCAGCTGTGCGGAATAGGAAACTATGAATTGAAACCTAATTTTAATAATTATGAGTTGGGAATAACGACGAGATTTGATGATTCTAAAAAATATGATGAGCTTAATAATATGTTAAAGACAATATTGCCTGCAAATTTAGGGTTTAACAGTATCAATATACTTACTCCAAAATCAGAAAACAATGTTTATATATCAAACGGGATAATTGACTATATGAAGTATGAAATAAATGCAAAACTTCCAGATTCAATATTTAGCATTTTTGCAACTTTTGGATTTATACACAGCAAAAAATACACTATACAAGGAGGATAAAAAAGAATGGCAGTATTTAAAGATACAACAATAAC